ATATTTGACGCTCCCATGGTCGCATCCATCCCTAAGCCTTTATATTGAAAAACATCTCCTGTGTGTTCATGCCACCACCATACCCTTTTATACTTTGGCCGATGGGAAATTAGTTGCTGTGACTCTTCCATCGCAGTAACTTCAGGGGCTTCATAAGCAAGATCCGCTGTCTTAAGAGTCGCCAGTGAAGAACCTTTACTTAAAAGGTTGGCCCAATCAGCTTTAGCAATCCCGTAATAAGTATGTTTCCCAGTTGTATAATGCCTTTCTGTACCGCCTTCCTTTTCATAATATACTGGTTTCTTTGCCATAATAAACCCTATGTAAAATAGTCATACTCTTCTAATACTTTCCTAGGCAATTTCTTAACATCGGTCCGCTGAACTTCAGATTTTGATCCCATGGCCAAATACCTGAAAGCATCCGAACCATGGGATGCCCAATCATGCTTAGGCTTGGAAAGGAATAGTTGGTTCTTAGAATCCCATTTCCGTTGGTAATTCCTCAAAGCTTTAATCCCTCTCTCACATTTTACCTTATCAAACCAGCACTTAGGAAGCAACATTCTTACGGCATGGATTCCATCATCCACGCCCCACCTAGGTAATATGTATAACTGCCTGAGGCCAAGGCCACGTAACGTTTCTTCCCTACTCTTGCCAGTACCCAATTCTCGCGCTCTCGCATCGTGAGGGAGAGTGTGTTCTCTATAAATGTATGGCTTCTTCTTAAGTTCGCGTACAAAAAAATCCAACCCTTGACCACCATCTTCCAGGTAATCTATCAGTCTAAATTCCTGTCCTACCGTCTGACAAAACCATATTGCCGTTGTATCCCCTATACCCAGATCCCAAAAAGTATCCACAGGCACATTAGGATCATAAGGTACATTGCATAGTCTTCCATCTTTCTCCGCCTTATCCAGTAACTTACCATAGTAAGACCCGACGAGGGCGGCTGTAAAACTACACTCAAATTCTTGTTCATATTCTTCTTCACTCATTTCACGCTGTGCAGCTTCAAGCTCACTATCGGCAATAACCTTTGTCTCTGAAGCTCTAAACATACGGACGTACCAATCTTCATACTGTTGCGCTTGACTATAAAGATTGTAAAAATGATTTTGGCCTTTAGGCGTCCCGATAAAAATCGCCCAGCCCTCACGGTCAGCAAGCGCAGGACGCACGACCTGACTCCAAATGGTAGGGTCCATTTCCGCGTATTCGTCGAGTACAACGCCATCTAGATATATCCCCCTAACACTACCAGGATTCTCTGCTCCTAGTAACATGATTCTTATTTTGTCTTCTGTCTTTGGTCGTGGAATATCTACTCTTAAATCTGCTTCGTTCGCTTTGGCCCCAGGTATTTTCCGCGTGAAATCTTTTATATATTCCCAGGCAACTCTTTTAGCTTGCCCATAAGTGGGAGCGATATAAGCATATTGTGGACTCTTAGTTGTGTTTCGTAAAGCACGATCAACCATTTCATTAATTGATAAAACCGTTTTTCCAAAACGCCTATGTAAAACTAAAACGTTAAACCTCTGCAAGCTCCTGTGGATTTCTGCTTGCAACGGCCGAGGGACGTACCCAGTCGACACCTTCTGAGTTTTTATCGCCATTCCACACTCTCCTTGCACTCGCAAGAGAATCTTATCGGCAAATGAAATGACCCCGTATGATCCTCGCTTTTAATGTGTATCCCCATCTTGCATAGTAATTTCTTTAAACACGCTAACACCACCGCTGGTATAGTGACTATGAACTGCCAAGACATGCTTCCCCCCTTCATCTTCTATGTGTAGGTATTCAGGAAAATCATCATCCGCAGGTAGAAAGAACAGCTCATATATCTGCGCTAGCCCCTCTTTCTGCTTCATCTGTATCACTACTACTTGGACCGGCATCTATCTCTTTGCCTTCGGAGAGTTCGCCTTCAATATATTCATGATCTTCCTCTCGCTTAATTCCAGTATCTACCATTATCTGAAGTGGCGCGTTTGAGTCGCCAGTGATCTTTGTCTGTGCTCCGTACTCTTGTGGGTTGGCCTTCTCTGCCCCCCACTTGTATAAATCTGTTTTAAGCTTCAATGCAGAGACTTCATCTTTGTCGATCCTGTCACGCTGCGCTACCTCCATGACCTGGTCATGATAGTAATCTGCCCTATCCCGTCTAGCGGCTTTTAAATGCTCGTCAAAATCTGGATGCTTGTTCCGCCACCTATAAATCGTTTGGGGACTTCCTAGGTTCATTTTTGTAGCAATGATGTTATATGTATCGCCTCGTCTTACCAGATCGCATACATGATCCCCTAGGGCCACGCTATATTCTTTGACTGCTATAGGACGGACCCACTTGCCAGACTCTCCGGTAATCTCTCCTGTCTCGATATCTCGAACTTGTAATGCTCCGTTCACTAAAGTATACACGCTTCTATCGTCTTCCATTAAATATCCTGCTCCCAAGGTTGTTTAAATGTTCTAGGGCTGCACCTTACACAAATACGGTTAAACTTTCCTTTAGCTGTGAAATCCCTATCGCATTTCAAGCATGTCCTTGGAACTTCTTTAAATTTATGCACATCAATGAAGCTTGAGCCAGCCTCATGAATTGATTCTGTTTTTTCCTCTTCCAATTTAACCTTTCGCGCCCGTTCTTGCAATTCTAAACTTTTTGCATACGCTTGCATATCGCCAAGGACTTTGTCAAAGCATAACCGACAGAGATCCTTTGATTGGATGACAGGGCTTCCACATACTTTGCATTTTCGTTCCATAGGTTATTGTACCGCGGTATTTAGGGATGTCTACCCTGCTGTGCAGCATACTAATTTGAAAATCTTGTCCCACTGTGAGCGTCGACCCTTTTACGCAGTAGCTCGCTCCATTTTGGGGGGATGGGGGTCAAAAAAATCCAGGTGGGAATTTTCCAGGCATTGATAGGGCCCAAAAAAATTATATATATGTTAATGCCGTCAATCATTTAACAGGGGGGGTCACGGTTTCTTACATCTTAAATGCTGCCTTGCTCATGCTGTGTCTAGGTTCCTTTGTTGCCTTGCTCCTTCCTTCCCAGGAATACAGGTGAGCAGCGCATAACGGACAGGAGGACAGGCAGACAGGCAGTTACAAACCTTTATATATATTTATTTTATTATATTATATTATTATATTATACTGCTCTGTGTTATACTCTAAACTTTTTAAGAAGAAGAATATGGATGTCCTCTTGTCCTTTTCATTCTAAGACACCGACCAATAAAGGAGAGGCACCGGACAGCCATGCAAAATGTACACATATAAAAGACAGGCCATAAAATTCTTATGGACAGGAGGACAATGGCTACTGTGTAAACTTTACAATTAAGGTTTTACTCATGGACAGGTGGACAATGGCATGCAATAAACTTTTTAAGAAAATCGAAATACTTTGGAGAAAAAATGCAAAAAAGACTACACAGCGAACACTTAAATTTAGTATGTAAATCCCTAGCGACCTATCAAAGATTCGAAATGGACAACATCTTGGACTGGAAAGTGAAGAACAGCACGGGGTTCCAAAAACAAGAGAATGAAAGAAAACTTAAAGTCCAGAACTTTGAAAAAGGTTTACTAGATGAACTAAAGCAAGTTCTTGACCAGTCAATTCTTACATCAAAATCTACAGAGAAAAATTTAGTTGATGGAATAGATGATGTTTTGGCGAATGAATTTTCCGAGCAACTGACAGGCAAAACCACACAACAACAAATCAGAGAATTGAAGAATGAGCTTATCGAAGTCATCGAAGATAATGAAGTACTGGAAGAAACTATAGAGAATCAAAGAGTGTTAATCGAAGCACTTAAAGTCGAAGCTGATAAGCGATGGTGGAAGTGGTGAGTCACTCGAAGCTTTTTATCCTAACATCACTAACCTACATGGCCCTTATCGGGGCCATTTTCTTATTGGAGAAACTATGAACCTATCGGACCTGGTAGACACGTACGAAAGATTGATCGAAGATATTAACTGTTTTAACCAACATCTTCATGACCTTAATGAAGAACAACATGACGAATTCCTTTTGGAAACTGCCAGACAATCCGACTATTATGAGGGTACTCTGTCCACATTGCATGAAGACGCCGCCCAAATAAACGGTCAATTGAAAATCCTTTTGGCCATTGACCCTGATGTGTCAGTGAATTAAACCCTACCCCTAACCTACC